ATTACAACAAGGATTTACCTTTGACTCTTGGTGGTGAGATCACACCTCGAGTTGTGATTTACAAATCTGAATCACACAAGCTCCATCAGGCTTTTGTTCCGAAGCTGGTTTCGGAAACTAGCAATGAGCGAGTTAAGATCCTTCAGAGCCAGCCGGTTGCTCTTACCAAAGATGGTGAGATCGAGCCTTACACTGGTGCACAGGGTCAGATTTATCTGGGCATCGCCGCTACAGACAGTATTAACCCCGCTTATCCTGCTAAGCGTAATTTCCCCATAGAGGTAACCGTGATGGTAGAGGCTTATGCTATCTGCAATTACGTATCCAAGGAAGCTATGGATTGTGGTTACGTAAAGCCTACGGGTGATACCCTTAACAATCACTTCATTATCGTCGAGGAGTCTGAGGCTGAGACAAAGTTCATTGCCATCAACCCGGCCGACGAAGAGAACGAGGTAGTTCAGGTACTGATCCGATAACCTCAAGTAGTAACTAATAAAATTCCATTATAATTATGGCAGAACCAAAAATTGACTTGAGCAAGTATAAGACTCCGTCTGACTTTGCGAAAGAACTTCCTGAGATGGTCCGTTATATGGATGCTGCCCGTGCTGGTAACAACAACCAGGTGGCTACCGAGATCAGTCTCAGCGAAATGATTCAGGGTAAGTTCGGCCTTTCACAGGACGACTTCTTTGAGAAGCTGGGTGTTAACCCTCGTATGACAACCATGCAGAACATCTTCACGATGCCTGATCAGAACATCCGTTGGATTGTTCCTGAGATCATCCGTGCTGCAATCACTCTTGGCATTCGCAAGGCTCCTTTCTATCCGGAGATCATTGCTCATGACGAGTCTGTAAGCGGCCTGAAGATCACTATGCCACACATCAACATGTCTGATGCTGCTCCTGCGAAGATCAACGAGGCTGAGACCATTCCTCTGGGTGATCTCTCTTACGGTGAGAAGCAGGTATCGATCTTCAAGATCGGTAAGGGCTTCAAACTGACCGATGAGGTTCGTGACTATGTATCACTCGATGTTCTGGGTATCTATCTCCGTGACTTCGGTATTCAGCTGGGCTATGCTCTGGACGCCTTGGCTATGGACGTTCTGTTGAACGGTAACATGATCGATGGTTCCGAGTCTGCCCCTGTTATCGGCGTATATGATACCGCTAAGGGTATCACCTACAAGGACCTGCTCCATCTGTGGGTACGTGCTAGCCGTCTGGGCCGTAACTTCCAGAACATCATCGGTGGAGAGGATCAGGCTATCGAGATGCTCGACCTCCCAGAGTTCAAGGACCGCCATCAGGGTACTACCCAGGCCACTCTGAATGTGAAGTCTCCTGTTCCTAACCAGGCAAACTTCTTCATTCATCCGGGTACTCCTGCTAACCAGCTCCTGTTGCTGGATAAGGCTGCAGCTCTGATTAAGCTGACTGCTAAGCAGTTGATGCTGGAGTCTGAGCGAATCGTTTCTAACCAGACTCAGGCTACCTATGCTACTCTGACCACCGGCTTCTGCAAGATGTATCACGACGCTGCTGTCCTGATCGACTCTTCGAAGCAGTTCACTCAGTTCGGATTCCCCGACTTCATGACGATTGATCCGTTCCTGCACGTGGATCTCGAGTAAGCAATTTCCTGGGAGTAGTCGGCAACGGCTGCTCCCTCTATTCATCTAAACTCTAAAATTTTAAGTAAACTATGGGTAAGAACAAAACTAAAAGAACTGGACGCTACGTAACTGTAGGTGAAAGTGCTTATAGCTTCTATGATGCTTCAACAGGCATCAATATCGTTAGAGGCGAGAAGAAATTTCTGACTCCACGTCAGTTGAGTGTTATGAAGATTAAGAAGGCTCTGTCTTCTGGTCATCTGGTCTATGCTGCCGACGACAACAAGCCGGTAGAGAAGTACAATGAGGAAAAGGTTGAGCAGATGAAGGCTCGATTCGATTCTATGGTACAGCAAGGTATGGACGCCAAGAAGATCGCTTCGGCATTCAACCTTGAGCAGATCACGAAGATCGCCGATGAGTATTCCATCAATGTTGAAGCCGAGGATACGGTAGAGACTGTGGTTGAAGCTATCATCGCTGACATCGAAGGAAACGGCGGAGGTTCTGAAGAGTAAATAGAAG